TCTATTCACTTTACCCCCGCGCCTGTACTTCACAACTTGTCCAGTGAACGGATTGACGTAGGACTGTCCACTAGTATCTACAAGTTTAGGGTCAAGTTGTTTCCTGACTATCTTGTCTGCTTTCGCGCCAAGAGGGTCCAGCTTTTCCAAATACTTACCAATCCCCGGTGTTTCGTAGGGATGAAGCAATGTTTCCAGTACATTCCAGCCCATTATCGTGCCCTCTTCTTGGCTTTCGGATGGGATGTCGGGAGATCGAGTTTGCCGTGACGAACATCCTGCGTATTGACTTCAGCCATCTTGCCGAATTGTCGCTTTTTCTTTTTGTCTTCACGGACAAATTCTTTGGCAACAGCCACGCTGGGACCACCCCCACCGGGCATTTTCCAGCCATGAGCAGCGGCTCGCATCAACTTGGCTTGCTTGGCGGTTTTACTTGGCATCGTCATCTCTCACAGAAAGATAGTCAGGAATGTGGTTTCCGCACTGTTTTGCGATCTGTTCAAGGATCGTCAGGCGACGCTCAGTCCTGATAGCCTGTTCATACATCGACGCCTGAATCCTTTCCAGTAGATCCAGTGCCTTATCTAGGCGTTTCGCCCACGCTGCAAAAGCCAGCGCAAATAGCGCCGCCATTACAGTGGCGATAGTTTCGCCTATTGATAATCCGTGATCCAAGCTTTCCATTTAGGCCACATCTCTCATTGCCTGAGGAAACTTCGTCTGTGTCACTCCCGTATCAACATAAATGGCGTCCTTACCAAAGTCGCCGTGATACTCCATGACCCCCATGTGACCCAACTTGATCATTGGATCCACCCAGACTTCGAATCCATGAGCATGCACACGGTCACAGAACAGGAAGTCTTCCCCGACGTACCCTTCGGGGGTCACGAGGAAGTCGAAGAACGCATGAAGCTTCTCGCCTGAACCGTCGTCGTGGTACTGCCATTCAGGATGCGCATCACGCAGAGTTTCGAACACTTGTCGCTGCACCATCATGAACGCCGTAGCTACACGCTTGGTCTTGACACACCCCATGCTATCCATGATGAGGTGGTTATCCTTGTCCCCATCCATCGTAATGATGTACGCCCCACTGGGCTTACGCGTACGAGGAACCCCGGCAGCGACTCCGTAATTGGTTGTCCACGCCAGCAGGCGCAAGGCATCGTCGGGTTCGAAGTTGATGTCGGCATCGATGAACAACAGATCAGTGCAGTCGGACTTGAGAAACTGATCGACCAGAAGATTTCTGGCTTTCGACACTACCGAGCATCCACAAACACTACCAATGGCGATGTGAATTCCATGCTCCCCGACCATCTGCGACAGTCGGGCAACCGAAATTGCTGACTTCAACGAGATCTTGTAGTCATACGCCGGAATGGCGACGAACAGCTTCCGACCAACCAGATCGTAGGTTTTTTGCTTGGGAATCATGATTCACGCCGCACTATTGAAGAATGATACGGATTCAGCATTGGCTTCTTTGACAGCGTCTGTAATTGCCTGCTGGAAGTCTCCTTCAAACTCCGTGATTCCCATATGACCCAGCTTGATCGTAGGATCTATCCAGATCTCGTAGCCGAGCGCCTTGGCCCGTTCACAGAACAGGAAATCCTCCCCCATGTAGCCTTCGGGTGTCATGGCGAAGTCAAAGAACGTCATGAGACCGTCTTTGATCTTGGGGTGCGGACAGCGCCATTCCGGGTGAGCAGCTTCCATCTTTTCGAACACTTCCCGACGTACCATCAGGAACGAAGTCGAGGTACGGGTAGCTCGCATCAACCCCAGTTCATTGACAACTGGGCCACCATTCGGGTTCTTGTAAAGCTGAACCAGATATTGCCCGTTGGGCTTACGCATGCGCGGAACGCCCGATATGAGGGGGTAATCCGTCGCCAATGCCAGCAAGCGCAGGGCATCCTGTGCCTTGAAGTTGATGTCGGAGTCCAGAAACAACAGATCCGTTGCCCCGGAATCCATAAACGCATTGACGAGAAGGTTTCTGGCCGTCGTAATGATCGACGAACCACTGACCGGGTGAATCCCCAGCGCCACCCCCTCCTTGATCACCAGCCCGGTCAGTTCCGCCAGCGAAATAGCTGCCTTGACCGAAAGCTTATGATCATAGGTCGGGATGGCCACAAACAGCCTGCGGCCCCGTAAGTCGAAGGTTTTGGTGGTCACTGTTCACCCACAGATCAGCGTATATTTGGTAACCGTCGTCGGCGTGATCAGCGCAAAGTCCGTCGCTGCACTGCCCATTACACGGATCCGTCCGCAGTCGATACTGTCAGCCCCCACTGCCCCCGGCGTGTCGATCTTCAACAGTTCCGTCCCCGTTGCAGAGTTACGGTTGATGATAATCGATCCGGCAGAGGATTCGGAGATCCAGTAAACGCTATGAATATACGTTGCGGGCAGGGCTACTGTAGCCGCACTGAAGCCAACCTTCTGGTTCCCAGTCATCGCACCACTGGCCGTGATGCTGGTGAGAGTATCGAAATAGTTGGTAGAAGTGGTCGTCGCGTTGTTGCCAGCGGCCACTACCTCGGTTGTCACTGCCCCCGGAGCCGTTCCTACCGCATGACCGACAATCGTCCACGTCCGCGTAGTACTGTCGCCAGTCGAGAAGAACGTGACCTTATAGCCAGCCCCGTATGTGCCAACCTTGGTTTTCAGGAGCGTAATTGCCCCTGCGCCACCAACAGCGCCTGCCGCGAAGTAGTAGTCATCATCCGTCGCTGGCGGGGTGATGGCCCACGTATTAGTGTCCATGTATCACCCCTATCAGACGCTAGTCGGGTTCATGCCGCCGTTGCTCGCACGCTGGATATATCGAACGACAACAACAAAACGTCCAGCAGTCAGCGTAGCTGTACCCGTAACATTACGCAGCCAGATAGCTGTATCAGCTGTCGTGGAAGTCTGGAATGCCAGCACAAGTGCTGCTGTATTCAAAGTGGCTGTGAAACGCCCACCAGCCGTGGTAGCCGTAGCACCAAAGAACTGCGTACCACCAGAGGAACTTCCTACAGAGAGGGTCGTCGTGCCAGTAGCAGACGCCACAACCTGATCGATATACACGTCGGTGATCAGCGCACCAGCCGGGATCGTTGCAATACGCGTATCGACCGTTCCCTGAACGGTGCCGGTCAGGTCACCGGAATCGTAGACCTGAGCGAGAATAACAAGGCCAGTGTTACGCCCAGTAACCGCCGTACCGTCCTTGACAGTACCAGCACGGATTGGGCCAGAAAAAGTTGTAAAAGACATGCTAGCTCCTTATGCACAAGTCGCCGCGCTGTCTGTGCAACGTCCCCTAGGCTGGGTCAGCGTGGCTTAAGAAAACCTAGTACCAAACCCTTGTATACGCCTCCAAAAAGGCACTGACAAGGGAAATAATGCATAGAAAAAGCCCCGCCGAAGCGGGGCTTTCTCCAGCCTATCAGGCCGCGCCGGACGAACCGAAGATGGCCAGCGGGTCGCTCCAGCCGAAGCTGTAGCGTTCGCGAGCCTTGTATCGGACGTTGCCGGTGTCGAAGTCCCCATCCATGCTGTTCGCCAGCGGCGCACGGACGAAGTGCTTCAGGCCATTCGGGATATCGGTCATCAGGAACCATGCGTTGGTGTCCGTCAGCCAATGATTCACCGAGAACCCACCGGGGATGCTGCCCGTCGACTTCAGCGCGTTGATGTCGTTGTCCGCCGTCCCGACACGCTTGTCGGTGTCGAGCAGACGCTTGGCGACAAACTGCAGGGCCGGTGGGATGATCAGCTTCTTCGGCTTGGCTGCGATCAGCAGGCCACGCTCGTCGGTCCAGCCAGCAATCTGGATGACCGCCGCTTCAAGCGACGTTTCATTCAGGTCTGCCTGAGTGCCGAACGTGTTGCTGTTCGTGCCACCACTGATCAGCGGGTGGTTGGCGGCGCAGAGGTACACGCCGTCGCCGCCCGTACCGGACGTGAAAGCGTTGTTCAGGATAGCAGCCGCCTTGACCTGCTTGGTGTACGCCATCGCACGAGCCAGCGCCTTGGTGTACCTGCGCGACAGCGTGTCGTACAGGTTGTCTTCCATCGCCTCTTCGGTGATGGAGAAACCCAGAGCAATGGTCTCGTGGTTGTAGCGGGCGGTCCATGCTTCCTGCGCATTGTCGTACGCAATAGCCTGACCTTCCTGCTTGACCGGAGCCGCCGAGAAGCCCGACAGCTTGGTCTCTTCTTCGAAGCTGCGCTCCGAAGACTCCTGCTCGTAGATCTCCGAATGCTCTGGAGTGTACGTCTTGTATTCCAAGCCGAACAGAGCGTTGAGGCCGGGGAGCAGTTCCTTGAGGAGTTGTGCGCGTGAAATTGCCATGGTGGTGTCTCCTTACACGCCGATGGAGTTGCGCATGAAATGCGCACCGGGGTTGAAGACCACCAGAACTTCCGTCGCGCTTCCAGAAGCGTTGACAGTTTCCGGCACCAGACCAATGATCTTGACCGGGGCTGACGTCGCCGTGCCAGTCGTCGCATTGACGGCAAACTTGGAGTTTCCCGTCGTAGCCGAACCCGCATTAGCAAGGAACGTGGTCAGCTGGCCAATTGCGGTAGTAGTCAGAC